ACGCTTGTCGCCACTTGCAGCGGTCGCAAGTGACACGAGGTCAGGTCGTGCAGCGATACCCGCCACAACCATTGACTGTTTCCACTTAGTGAGCGCAGTCTTGTCATCGAGGGCTTTAGCCAGGGTGCTCACTCGCGTGTAAGGGATCGCCTTGCCACCACCTACGGGTTCAATCAACGGGCGACCGTAACGGTCACGGTTGATGGGTTGCGTGGGTGCAGTGAATTCCATGATGCTCATGACTGTTGGCCTTTCCCACGGATCCCGGTGAGTTGTTCGCGTAGGTCGTTGATGCGCTGGTTGGTGTTCTTTAGGGCTTCTTCGGCTCGCACGATGGCGAGGAGGTCGCACAAACATTCATGAACGCAAACTCCGCACTGTTCGCCTTTAGGGTGTTGGCATAAGTAGCTGATATGTGGGCGTATTGCGGGGCAGTACGCGTCGTGATACGTAACGTTTCTGATCGCCTCATCGTCGCCCATCATCAGGTCTTTAACTTTTCCCATGTCAGGCCACTACGTCGGTAATGAATTGTGCAGCTTCGCCGTAGGTGTCGAATCGTGCGATCTCAACATTGTCAGCGTGGACTAGATATTTCCCTGATGGGCTTCGCATTGTGTCGATGTGGTGTATCACTTGTTTTCCTTCTTTTCGCAGGGTTATTTTTACTGGTGAAAATGGTTGTATTGACGTCGTTCAGCGTTTGGCGTGTTGCGTTCGGGTGCAGTGAGTCCGCCAAAAATTCCGTACTCCTCACGTCGCGTTACCGCAAAGTTGAGGCATTGCGCAGACACAGCGCATGTTCCGCAGATTCGTTTCGCTTCAGTGCGCTCAACCCAACCGATAGACGCGATGGAGTCGCTGAACCAAATGTCAGGATTGGGGTGCCCTAAACATTTCGATTCACTCATCCATGAATGGATTGGTACGACTGGTTCAATGTCGATGTACTTCACCAGGTGACTTTCCGGCTGTACCCGCCGGTGCGTACTAGCTGCGCGTATGTGAACAGGTGGTCTTGGACGAGGTCGGGTTCGTTTACGGCGTCTGAGGTGATGAATTCGGCGATTTCGTGGTTGCTGTGTCCTCGTTCGTCGATGCGTACGAGTTTGATGATGTTGCATAGGCAGCGGCCTGTTGCGAGGGCTGCGGTGCTGTTGCCTTCGGGGTCTATGGCGAAGGCTTCGGGTAGGTGGGCGAGGTCGCAGAACGTGTCGTGTGTGATCGCAGGGTTCACGGGGTGGTCCTTTCTAGTGCGGTGATTTGGATGTGTGCGCCGGTGGGTATGCCATCGAGTGCGTAGACCTTTACGGCTTCAACTGATACGACTCTCGCGTCGTCTTCCCACACGTTTGCAGTCGTGAGGGCGTCGAAAGTGGATCGGAGTAGCTTGTCGAGGTCTGGTACTCGGTGCGGGTTCTTGGGTGCGGTCGCTTTGATTTCTCCTCGACTGTTGTGGTGTGACTTGGGTCGTGGCATGAAGAAGCACACATAGATGTCGACTGGTCCGTCAATGTTTCTGCCGGTGATGCCTTCTATGGCGCATTGGTCGACGATGGCTTTACGCCACGGCGCGACCTTCTTGCTCGACTCAATCAGGCGACCGCCACCAACGTGCCGCTTGCTACCTTGCGGTGCGGGCAAGCCGTGAACCGTGAACTTGATTGGGTTCATGCGTCAGCCCACATTGCACGCTGCTTCGGCGAACGGATCCGCATCGTTGTTGATGGCGGAACGTCGTGGTTTGTTTCCATGTGGCGTACGAGGATCGTGCGGGCGCGACCTTTCCCAAGCGTCACATCACGCCAACCACACTTACACCAAGTGACATGCGACTCGCTTGTGGAGTCGATGCCATAACCGCTAGCGACACTCATCGTGCCGCCAGCGCGTTGCAGCGTGAACCTGTTATGTACCAGTGCTTGTAGCCGCCCTTGTGGGTGATGACTGCGGCGAATGCTACGTCTTGCAGGACGGGTGTCCATTTGTCGATAGGTTTCGCTTGCATCTGGTGACGGATGTTTGCAGCTTGTTTCTTTGGTAGCCCGAACGTAACGAGACGCTCCGCGACCATGAACGATAAACCGTGTCGCCACTGCTGGTCGAGGAACTGCCAGCGGCCGCGCGCACTAGAAACGTCGCCTTTAGCGCGATAGTTCCCGTGGGATTCACGGTTAGAAACACACGCCGCGTATGCCTGATGACGTGCGGGCAGTTGTGCCGCATCGTGGAGGACTGTTTTTTGTGTGACGGTTATGGCAGCTGCGAGAACTGCCTCGACTATCAAGCCGCCTCCATCAGAGGTGTTGTCGTGACGAGGCAAACGTGAGTCCTGTTCATTGGTGAACCTTCCGGTTGTGTTCATGGCTTGCGCCTTGGTGTTGAAGTTTTAGAAAGACACGCAACGAGTGCGGCACGTTTACGCATGTCGCGTGTCGCGGCGCGTGTCTCGATCGCTGTGGCAATGAATGACGCGACGACGGCGATAGCGATGAGTGACAGGGTGATGACGACGAGGAGTTTCATGCTGGTGCCCCTGACAGGAGCCAGATGCGTACGTTCGACTGGTACGCGGTGGGGAGAACTTTGGGCAGTGCAGCAGCGATACGGTCTCGTTCAGCGGCTTGCGCATCTTTGATGAGGTCGCAGGCGCATAGGTTGTGGGTCGTTTCGTGCCACTCCTGGCATAGGAAGTTGTGGATCATTTCACTGCCCGCAAACGTGCAGGTGCAGGCTTGTTCAGGCCAGTGATGACGGTGACTGCTTCGTCAAGTTCGTTCAGGAGCACTTCACGTTCGGCTCGCAGCTTGTCGAATTGGCGTTCGTAGAATGTGACGGTCACAACAACAAGAAGTGCCGCTCCGGCTATACAAAACATCGAAAGTGTGTTTAACATTGTGTATCTCGTTTCCTTCGCAGGGTTCGGGGTGTGTACCCCGCCAACGGCTTGCAGGCCATTGGCGGGGTTTTTATTTACCTAAAAAGTTTTCTCCAGCAGAGACTTCCCATGAATTTGCCGAAGAAAAATGGGGGCTAGTTTCGCACTTGCGGGGCGTGATTCAGGAACTCGATAAGTGAAACGTGCGTAAAAAGTCGTTTAGCACCAACAAGAACGGGGTTAAGTTCACCGGTCGCGATCAACTTATCGAGGGTACTTATTGAGATGCTGAGAACTTGTGCAGCGTCCTGACGGTTGTACGCCAGTTTTTCAAGGCTCATATTCCTGCTCCGTCTAGGTAGGTTGCGTCTGGCGACATGTTTAAGAATCGTGCAGTGGCATGAGCGTCGTCGATGGGCCAGCACCTCACCCCGGCGAGCCGGCGACAGACAGTCGAGGGTCGGATTCCGAGGTGTGCTGCGAGTTGCTCTTTTGTTTTGCCCTGTTCAGCGAGCGACTTCTTTACCTGACGGTTAAACATTCTTGAAGGAAATAGCGGGCTGTGAAACAGTCTGCATGTCATGTCTGGAACCTAACGCATAAATGTACGGCTGTCCGCCATCCTCGTACATTTGTGCGTGTCGAGGGTAGTTTGTCCCTATAAACCTGACGTATCACTGTGAGTCGGCTCATATTAGGAACAAGTTTTACGCTCAACTTCCACCGAAACGGGGTAAGATGTTTGTTCACCAAGATGCAACGCTCGCACAAATGTGCGATTCTTTTCCTATGAGCGGCCGGCGACGACAAGGGCAGACAAAGAAACCTGTTGGTTTAATGTCTCGCTGCGTCGCTGCCGATATGAGTGTTCGTATTAGAGCGTATCCGGGTGGCATCGCTGGATTTAGTAAAGATTTCGGCTGGTCCACTCGCATAAATCAACTTCTCGCAGGTAAACAGCCTTGGACACTTGAAGATATCCACGCAGTCTGTACAGCTTTCGAATTCAATCCCGTGGAATATCTCGGCGATATTCGTGACGGTTGCATCGCCGCGAATGGTGAAGCCGAAGCCTCACCTTCCTAGGAGAGTTCCCCACCTAGCCGCCCCATCGCTTCACGCGCTAGCGACAAGTCGACGTGCATATATCCCTGTGTCGTCGTAACTTCACTATGCCCGAGGATCGCTTTAATAATCATCGGATCAACCTTCAACGACATCAGCAGAGTTGCAGTCGTGTGACGTGCGTTATGCAACGGAACGTCTTTCACCCCAACGCTTTTTAACACTGCATCCCATCGTTCCGTGTCATTTGACGGATCAACAGGTGTACCCGTTTCCTCATGCCAGACAAGGTTGTGTGGGTTGGGTTCGTGCATCGTCGCGAGTCGGTGTCGTTTCAGCATCGCGGTGAGGGCTGGAGGCATCGGAATGATGCGCGTCCCCTTGTTCGTTTTCGGTCGACTCAGGATGATGCCGCCGTGAAGAATCCGGTACTCGAAATCGGGATTGAAGTTGAAGAACCTTTTCGGGCATGACCCTGCACGCGTCTTTCCACAGGTCGTTTCCTTTTTCGGCTCCCCGTGGCTATCCAAGTTGCAGCCATGAGCGAACTTCAACCGTTGCAGCTGCCACGAGATATCGAGGGTTTCGTCGGCGAGGTTTACCCGGTCCCAACCGAGACCAAGACTTTCCCCCTGGCGTGCGCCAGTGAACAGGGCCAATGCCCAACGCACCGCGTACCTATCTGTAGCGGCAAGGACTTTCTTGGCTTCGTCAAGGGAGAGCACTTCGCGTTCTTTCGCGGTCGATGCCGGCGGGGTGATGAGTGAGGCGACGTTTCGCATGACGTACCCGTCAGCCATCGCCGCATTCAACGCGGCCCTCAGGGTTCGGTGTGCCCCTCTGGCGGTGGATACCCGACCGTCCTTCGCGATGTCTTTCAACATTTTCCGTACTTGGTCGGGGGTGAGTGCGGCGAGGAGAACTTTCCCAATGCGCGGACTGATGTCGCTGTTTACCTTCGTCGAGTACCAGTCGTATGTTCGCGGTTTCGTGGTGGGTTTCACGATGTCGGTCAGCCACCGGTCGAGCCAAGCTGCGACGGTGAGGGTCTTGCTTGACACGGATCCTTTAGTTTCGTATTCGACGATGGCGGCCCGCATTTTGGCTTGTGCCCCGTCGTACGTTTTGGACCTGCCGACCCACCTTTTGCGTTTCCCGTCTGGCCCGGTCCCAAGTTCGATGGATGCTTGCCAGAGTCCGTCTGCTCGTTGTGAAAGTGAGCCGCTGCCTTTGCCTCGTGTCATGTCTACATCGTATCTCTTTACAAGGGGCTAGGTGTAGCCATAGGTGTAGCCATGAGGGTACGTTTATATACGTTTCAGAAAACGTAAACCGTTGCTATATAAGGGGTTTTGGGAATACAATGGGGCTACAAACCTGACTCTTAATCAGCGGGTTGGGGGTTCAAGTCCCTCGCGGCGCACCACGAAAACCCCTTGCATACCAAGGGGTTTTCCCATTTCCCCACAAAATAGCGGCCCACGTGAGGGGCTAGGTGTAGCCGTAGGTGTAGCCATGACCCCGGATTGGGGCATATCGGGCATCAGGTGTAGCCAAGGTGTAGCCGAAATAATGGCTACACCACCCCTTCAGTCAGCCAGAGGGCTACTGTGAAAGAAACAACGGGGGGAGCATGAACCACCAATACGTGACTGTGGAGTTGAAATATGTCTCGGGTAAAACGGGTGAGCTAGCCTGGACTGAACGACTGAATGCTGTTTCCGCTGAGGGCTGGAGGTTGGTCACAATCAACTCAGTGCCGTTCAAAGGTGGGTCGTCGCATTATGCGACATTCGAACGAGAGACACCCAATGAGTGAGATGCCTAATATTGAGCGCCCTTGGGATGCCCCGAAACTCCCTCCACGCCCACCAATGAAGCGATCCACGAAGATCGCGGTACTCAGTGTGTGCGGAGCCCTGATCGTTGGGCTAGCCGTAGTGAATCAAATCAATGCGAGCGACAAGCCAGTCCGGGACACCTCAAACGCGACTCGATACGACGACATAAGTGCGTATGCAACGTGTCAGGAGCGTGTGAGTGCTCAACTGAAGGCTCCTGCGACGGCGGGATTCCCGACAATGAGGGAGTTTGGCGGTTTCTCCCATAGTTTCTCCGATAGCGGCAAGTCGTATCGGATGGTTGCGTGGGTTGATTCGCAGAATAGTTTTGGTGCGCAGGTCCGTACTGCGTTCACTTGCACGGCGGTCGATCAGGGCAATGGCTCGTGGAGTGCGCAAGCAAGTCTCGGCTAGTCCCGTCGACCATCAGACGAGAACAAGCCCCCCTCGCCGGTCCTTTTTTAGGTCGGTTTGGGGGGCTTGTTTCATGCCGCGCGGCATCATTCAGTTGGCTGCTGGTGTTCTTCTTCTTCCTCGAAATACTCCGACAAGTCAGGTTCGATCACCTCGGCGATCTCCGTATCCGCACCGAGTGAGAATCCGAAAGATCGACGGACGGGTTCTGGTTCAGCGAGTCCGGCGTCTTCCATCGCAACAGCGATCCCCGCGACCTCACCGAGGAGGTCTTTGACTTGCCGCTGTGACCAAGTTAAACCTTCGACCTGTATCTCTACCCCACCGACAACGATGCTGACTTTCATCGCAGCTGCTCAGCAATATGAAGGTAGCCGTGACCGTCGGTGTAGTCGTCCAGGTGATCGGGATCCTGCTTAGACCGTGAGGCTTTCAGTAGGACCATCATCCATGCGACGTCATGCTCAGTGATGGGTACATCGAGGAACGATGCCCACAAGCCAGCGATCCGGTGCATGTTGCCTTCGCCTTTAACAATGTCGCCGTAGTGCTTGGCACGCTCGTGAACGATGTTGGTCATGCTGCCCTCGTTTCACCGTTTTTTAGTATCCGATTCCACGCCCCACAAGCACACACAGCCTGCGGGAACGCCGCGGTTCGTGTATGTACAAGTCCGGCAGGAATCAGCGTCGTAGACCCGCACGCGAAGCAGGTAGTCATGTTCTGTAACCACATGCCAGCATGGGGCAAGGTTTTGATCCATCCTGAACCAGTAAGCAGCGTGTACAGCTGCTCAGTGATCACCACGTCTTGCTTGTTGTATTGCTTAAATTTCTTCCACGCTTTCGCGTCACCCTTAAGGACGTCGTTCCAGAGTTGCTGCCCGCCGGTTTCAAGTTTCGTATCCATACCGAGGGCTTGCGTGACATACCCGAGTTTGTTCGACATCAACTTGAACCGGTTACGCATCACCCGAAGGAGGTCAACGTCTTGGTGCGGTGATGGTGGTGGCATTCCTGCGAGGAGGAACTCGCGGTGCAAATGCGGTATGTCGAACCGTGCATGGTTGTAGCCAACGATTACATCGGCTTCGTTCATCATGTCCCACGCGGCCTGAACCATGACCTGCTTGCTGTCGTGGAATTCGGAGAAGTAGTGAACTTTTCCTGTGTCTAACCATTTCGCGGCGAAACACAGCACCCGCGTGGGTTCTAATAGTTGTGACGTGCTGACGTTTTGATCGAACAGGCCCCACACGTAGCCGATGGCGGGACTGGTTTCTATATCTATCGTTAAAACCCTAGGAGGTTTAGGTTTCTGTGCCTCTAACGCCCCCGCAAGGCTCATTTTTGGCACTCGCCTTTCCTGTGACGCATCACAACAGAGCCACTAATCGTGTGATGCTGACTCTTGAGCGCCCTACTTATTGCCGCACCCGTAAACGATTGATCGCTCATCGCTGCAACCAGTGCGGCCTTGTCCTCTTTAGGTAGATCGTCAAGGATCACGCAGAGCGTGCAGCGTGGTCCTTTCGCTGATCCTTTATGTTCCATCAGTGCGGTTGCAAGACTCATCTGGTTCCATTCCGTCGCAGGATTCGCAGGGTTCACAGGCAAGTGTTATGCAGTGACTGGTCGTACGCCGTTCTTTCCGATCTTGAGCCGTGCGATGACATTCACGACATCAGGCATCGTCGTGTTGCGTTTGCAGCCACGATCCCAGCTTTGCGACAATTCAGTGTGCATACCATCAGAGTGGTTCCACCACTCGCCGTTAGCCAGGACACGGTGACCGTCTGTCGTTTTGTAAGTGTCAAGGATCTTGTTAAGGATCGCCTTCTCCGCAACAGTCATATGAGGCTTGCCGTCTGCTTTCAACACGTCCCACCGGCAGTCAGTTGCCGTGCCTGATGAATGATTCGAGAGACCTGCACCGCTGCGGGCTTCACGATAAATCCACCCATACGCCTTCGTGCCCTCGTTCAGGTTCAAGCGTTTAGGCATAAGCCGGTGCCAGTCGGCGAGATACGCGGCGAATAGCGGCGCAGCCTCGCGACGTACCGTGATCTTCGTGCCGGCAGTACCGGGAATCGTGATGGTTCGTAGTCGCGGATCAATGCGAAGTTTGATACCAGCCCAACCATTCAACGATGTCGCCATCAGGCACCGGTCCCGTTGCCGTAGCGGGCATCTGATGGGTTCAACCAGTTGATTACTGGTGCCAGTGCGGACACGAGGCCACCGATGAGCCATGTCTGCCAATGCGTGAGGGAGACTGTGCCGTCAGTTGAAAAGTCTGCAACCGCTGCGGCGATGATCACCGCGATGAACGTTTTGAATGCTGAACCGAGCGGTGTTGTGGCAAGCCATGCGTTCATGCTTTTCTCCAATACGAGTAACCCCAACACTCAAAAAGCGCAGGGGTGAAAAGGGTTAACGGGTTAAAGCTTTGGAAGATCTTTCACGCGCAACGATTCCGGCAAATTAATCCCAAGATGCTCGATAACGAGATCGAGTTTCTTATTCGCGTCCGGCAGGCTCCTGCCACCGTTCGCATTGGGTTGGATTGCTTTCGTTGCTGCCGCTATTTCTTGCACGACGACGTCCCGTATTTCTTCTCGGAACTGTCGGTGTAGCGCTTTCACAACGATGATGATTGCGGGGATGAGGATTGCGGTGATTCCTAGGATTACTGCGAGATCGTTCATATCAAATTCGTTGTTTCCGTTGGTGTCGAAGAATTGTGCGAGGAGCATGGGTCAGCCCTTTCCGGCGTAACAAAGTTGAAATATCGTGTGCGTGTGGTTAGGTGCGCCGTTTCAGGAATCGGCAGTTTTCAACCCGTCACAGAAACGGGGGTGTACAGGTTCCCGTACGGGTATTGCGTTTACTGGCCCAACGTTGTTAAGCGTTTGGTGCTGCTTCAAGTGCCACAGGACTCGCGAACTCCACGCCATCCCAAGAATCTCCTTGCCCTGCGTACTTGCCGCGCATTGAACCGCTGTAAGAGGTTTGGACCCATTCTGTTTCGAGTGTGTCAGGGTAAAGACTGACCATGAAGCGTTTGCCTTTTAGTTCGGAGTTGTCGCCTGCTGTTGTGGCGATGACTTCGTTTACTACGGGTTCTACTCGTTGGACGATTCCATTAACTACATACGCAAAGTGAGCCATTTTTTAACCTAACCAAATCACTACGGCACCGGAACCTCCGGCGCCACCCGTTGTCGCGCTGCCACCGCCACCGCCGCCACTGTTCGCTGTCCCTGCTGCTCCGGTCGCGCCTGAGGTTCCTGCACCACCGCCACCTGTTGCAGCACCACCGGTTGTATTTCCCCAACCGCCGCCGCCACCGCCGCGAGAAACAGACGACCCTTCTAGCGTGTCTGCCAACCCTGCTCCACCTACTCCACCGGCTCCACCGGAACCATTAGCGCCTACCCCGGTTGCGCCGCCGCCGCCACCCGATGCTGTCGAGCCGTCTCCTTGCCCACCACTTTTGCCTTGACCGCCGCCGCCGGTGTTCGGGGCTAGAGTTGTCGCAGACAAACTGCCACCACCCGTTGCGCCTTGATAGCCGCCGCCTGCGCCGCCGAAAGCGTAATAACTCGCGAAGTAAGTATCTGATCCAATAACCCCAGCCGCGCCACCTGCACCGATTGACACTGTGTAAGTACCGACAGCCAAGAAAATGTTAAGAATCCCACCGGGACTAGCGGAATCCCCGCCAGCGCCACCACCGCCGCCGTGACCAGAACCACGGCCACCTCCACCACCGGCAAGAACTCGGCAAGAGACAAAGCCTGCCGTACCAATAACAATCGTGCCCGAGCCGGTGAACTTGTAACAGGATTTCCCGCCTACCGTCGTAGTGGTTGGAGAACCGGTAGTGCTTGTGACGGTTGCTTTAGCGCTACCACCGGAAAAAGGGAGAACAGTCCAAGCATCAGATGCCGTGCGGATTAAGTCAGCACTCGCATACTGCGCAAGAGTTGCTGCAGTGTTTGTGACTGTCACTCCAGCAATGCCAGCAAAGGTGACCACTCCTGCGCCTAAATTTGTGACGCGCAAGATCGTGTCTGCTGCCCAGGCAACTGATGCCTGCAATGGGATTGAGTAGGTGCTAGATCCTGCGTTGCTTGCTGTGACAAGGAGTGCAGCATCACCTATGACAAAGGTGTAAGTGGTTCCAGTTTGCGCGTTCTTTGGAGTTGCATAATTCATCTTTAGAGCGAAATCAGTATTGAGATCGCTGGCAGATAGCGCAACTCCGTTGCTGTATGGATAAGCCATGAGTCTGTCTCCTTAGTAGAACAAAATGTCCGTGCCGCCAAGCAATGAAGATCCAAGAGTGAAAAGTGAGCCTGCAATGCCTGGGGACAAGTCCAAGCTGATGCGCCAGCCGTGCGTGCTGATGTCATGATTGAGTGACTCAATCAAAGAGTTGAAATTGCGGAGCCGTCCATCGATCGTGGTGCGCGCAACGGTGACGCGATCACCAAGATCAGACTGCAGCACCTGTGGCCAAAGTGTGGTCAGCCCGTATGCATCAAACTCAATCTCTTCAACTCGCGTGGTGGGATAGGCATAGCGATCGCCAATGATCGCCGCCAACGTGGTGGCCGTTGTGCCACTCAGCAATGGAGCAGTCACTGCTTTGCTGTATGTGCCGTAACGTGCTGCAGAGAGCGTGTTCGTGTAGGTCACTGTTGTGCCTGATGTCTGCGTGAGGACTACGTTATTAGTCAGATATTTTGCACCAGGAGAAGTTTTTAGGATGTCGTATTCCACTGTGCCAGCTGCTCGAGTATCTGAGAAGGCAATGCGCTGAGTGGTGTAATAAGTGGACTCATATGGCATCAGCACAATGTTGCCGCTGCGATCTGCAAAGAGTCTGCCAAATTCGCTGGCAGATGCTTGCTCACACAATGCCAGTGCAGTGTCTCCATAAGTTGTGGGCTGCATCGTGCGCGTGCCTGTGAGAGATCGCAAGGATGCACTCCAGCCAGCAGCATCAAGGACTCTGCCCACGCGCGCTGCTGTGGTGTCTCCTGAGTAGCTGCTGGCAATGGCCGCAACTGTTGTCAGTGCGATCTGCGCAAGTGCATCAGTGAAGGTCATAGTGACGATGGGATCCAGACTGACATCTGCTTCAATCTGCTCAAGGTAGCCAAGGTAGATCGTATATGCCGTTGCTGCGTAGGTTGCCTGCACGCGCACGCCCATGCCTCGAGTAAGGATGGAGTAACCACTCCAGCGATATGTTGAGGCAGGATTATCAGGGTCATAGTTGCCGCTGAAATTATCCAGAGTCAATGTCAGCGAGCCTGGCTGCATCGCTTGATCTTCTCGAGTGCGCCCACGCCTGATGCTGATTGCTCGCACTGCAGTGGCTGGCACTGTGGTCCAGACAGATGTGAAGACGCCCAGGACATCTGAGCCACCCAGGGAAGAGATCCCTAGAGTGAAGATGCCCACTTTGCCCGTGTCAAAAGCCACCTGAATGGTGGGACTGTCTGTGCCGTCATACAACATCTAGACTCCCAAAATTGCAGGATTACCGCCACGCCGTCTGATCATCTGCGCGATGGCATCGCGCACGCTGACTGCAAGATCTTGCTCTTGGACTACTGAGCCAGTGACATTGACTGTGACATTGATGCCACCCATGCCACCCATCTGACTCAAAGGCACGATGGCTTCTGGCTGACCGCCTTCTCCCACGCGCACGATCTGTCCACCTGGAGTGGAAGGAATGATCCCACCTGTTGCAAAGGCTGGGACATCGCCAAACATGAAATCAATTGAGGCATGATTGGCAGCAATCGCTGCAAGGTAAGCAGGGTCAGAATTGCCAGCAGTCATGCCGTTGCCTGCATCGCCTTGATTGCCAATGTCTGTGCTGATCTTGACGCCCATTGCCTTGGCGATCATTGCACCAATGGCATCCAGTGCTGCTTGGATCATTGGCATCTGAGAATTGATGCCCTCAACTAATGCA